TAGGAATCTCTTGTAGAAACTTTTTAAGATACCCATACTCATTTTCCACTCTAAGAATCCAGTTAGGGTTGAGTATTTTAATTTTTTTAATACCCTCCTCTGGCTTATTAACATCTAAAACTAGCTCTGTAAAGCAATCTCCATACTTAACAGCATTTCTGATGATGTCCCAGAGAAACCTATGTAAATTAATTCTTTCAAAAAGTGTGTTAATTTCATCAACAACTAAATCACTTTCCGATTTAATGGTCCATCGCTCTGAACGGGTTCCCTTTTGACAAGAATCATCAGCATAAATATCAAAGGCTGCACCAATCTCAGGATACTCATCCATCTCCTCGTATTCCTTATAGCGTCTTCTTCTATTGAGTTCTAGCTGTGGGAGGATGGGATTTCTCTGAACCCCTCCAATAGCAGGACCACCATCAACTTCCTGATCTTTGATAACCTCAGTACTAATAACGGTGTCTCCAGCCTCAGGATGCACCTTGCCTTGATCAATAGCTCGTTGTACAGGAAGTTGAGCTTTAGTTGCAAAAAATTTAGCAAAGAAGCGACCTATAGGACCTGTGGGAGTATAAAATCCCCCAGCCCTGTTATGGGTTCCACCAAAAGTAGTATAACCACTTTCATTCAATTCGTCATCTATTTCATCAGCCATTTAAAATCTTCCTCTGCCATTCCACCGTATGCTGTTTTATAACTATGCTTATAGTTTTTACTGGGCATTAGTGGTTTTTGTTCTTTTTCTGTGGAAGACACATACTCAAGAGGAGTCGTGTCCAGTAAGTTTTTATAAGCGTGAACAGCTAGGGCGAGGCTCATAACAAGATCATCATGATGATTCCTCTCTGCCGATACCCTTCCGTTCTCGTTTATAATGAAGGTCATTAGTTCGTCACAAGTTCGGGTCGAGTTAATCTTAATTAAATCAGTCCTTATTGCCTCTTCCAGTTCTGCCAGTATGCTTTCTCTATTTTTTGCCGTAACCTGAAAACCAATGTCATCCCTGTCATCAGCCCACAAATTCTCGTACTCATAGATATTATAGAGCCAGTCGATTAAGTTATTTCCAATAGTATTTCGCTCACAAATGATGTGCGCTACATTATATAGCATACCTTCATTAAATAAAACTTTAGCAAAATCATTTATGGGGGTTCTATTAGAATAAAATTCGGCAACTTGCTGCCCATTGTACATATTTATCACATGAAATGCTGAATAATCTCTATCTCGTCCTAAAGAAGTATCACAGGAAATGAGGTATGTATAGTGAGGTTTGGGCTCTTGCCAAACACGCATTCGGTTATTATACTTAGTAAAATAGTCCTCACTTGTTTGGGAAGAGATCTGCTTCAGAACCGCACCCTCAATATAGGTGTCCCCTGTTCCTAAGAAAGAACATTCGTATTCCTGCAACCACTGTTTCATAGGCATATTTTTCTTAGTGGTTTCTTCCCATTTATGGATATCTAATCCCTTTTCAGCCATCTCATCGTACAGGTGGTCATAATTCTCGTTGTACTTGTACTCAGGATGCTCCTGCCATCTAATATCAATAGGGTTAAAAGAGTTATCTCCTGTTAAAGCTTTCTGGTAAACCTCATGATACCAGTTACCAATACCATTAACGGTAGATAAAACAAAGGCTCGACCTCCTGTGGAGATAATGGGGTATACAGCAGCCCAAATGGTATCAATGCTATCAATAAACGCTGCTTCATCAATGATCAGTAAGGATCCTGCAAGAGATCTACCTGATTGTTTTCCTGAGGGTCTAGATTGAATAGTAGAGCCCGTCATCAATTTAAGCGTGTGCTTGTTATCTTCTTGAATTCCTGGCTTTAAATAAGAGGGAAGCTCATCATACATAAGCTTAATCCTATCTAGCACTTCTGTTGATTCTGCATCACCCTTAGAAAGAATAACAACTTGCTTATGTTTCTGAAAAATAATCATCCACAAGGAGTAAGCGGCTGCAATAGTCGTGCATCCAGCCTGACGAAACTTGCGAAGAATATTAAATCTATTTTCTTCTAAATTTCCCAAGATTCTTTCCTGAAACGGATATAGTTTAAATGGAACAAGACCACGGACAGGGTGTGTAACTTTGATGTAACTGGAGATAAAGTACAGAGGACTCTCAGAACATCTCTTAAATTCTTTTAATAAATCTTGATTTTCCATAAAAACTGTGTTTGCTTAATATATTATAGTATATGAACATACACGCTGTTATATGTACTAGAGATAGGAATAATGTGTCTCCAACTACAAACAAATTAGTTACCTTTCTATGTGCCTGTAACATTGGTGTATACATCCTTTCTAAGGCAAGTTCGCTCTTTTCAGCCTATGAAGGTGCTTTTGAAAAAATAAACCCAGATCCAGAAGATATAATAATATTCTGTCATGATGATATTGAAATTAGAGAAAACCCAGTGCCTTTTATAGAAAAGCTAAAAGAATCTCTATCTCCTGCTGAAGTGGGGTTTGTCGGACCAGCAGGAACAATGGAGTTGGGGCCTGATTCTATCTGGTGGGATCAGACTAGATGGCAACGGGGCAGGCATCGAGGAGAAGTAATTCATTTAGACCCTACAGGAAAAGAATATATAACCCACTATGGTCCTCCAGGAGATGTTGTTGTGCTTGATGGACTATTTTTAGCAGCAAAACGCCGAGTATTAGATGAGGTAGGNTTAAAAAAACCGAAATACTTCGAAGGAGAGTGGGATTTCTACGATATTCACTATACTTCCCAGGCGTTTCTTAAAGGATTCACTAATAGAGTGATGNATATGCGTATTTTACATAACTCCAGGGGTGAATTAGTAGGAAGAGACTCTTGGCACAAGAACAGGGAAGCATTTATAGCAAATAATGACCTTCCATTAGAAATAAAAGACTAACAGGTATAAAAAAACTCTCCACCATTACTGATGGAGAGTAGGTGCGAAGTCCCAGACCGCAGAAAGGCGCAGGAGCCATCTCTACCGTTGGTCTATTTCTTCTTACTAGTCTTTTTAGCGGCTTTTTTCTTAACTACTGGTGCGGGAGCAGATGTAGGAGTTTCAACAACCACTTCCTTAGCCGTAATAGCATCTAATTTTCTTTGGAGGACCTTGCGGTGCCCACCCTTCGCTCTAGCAAGTCTAGCTCTAAGTTTTTCTTCGTTTCTATCCATGATTAATTCTCCTACTAAGTTTTCTTTTAGATTCTAGTCTAAAAAAGTGTTTAATTTTCTTTTTAAGATGACCTAACTTCTCAAAGTATCTAGGTCCTTTGTTGTTGTATCTTTTGTTTTTTTTATTTATCATCTATGCTGATAGTTTCGCTTTCTAGATCAATAATCCAACCAATCCCTTCCCCAATTCCAACTCCAACTCCAATAACGATGCCTAGCAAAACGATAATTTCCGCTAAACTCATCTTGTAGATTGAAAAGGGTGTTCTAAACCTGTCCTTAAAAAATATTGCCCATAATGGATTCATTTCTTGTCTCCTGATACTTCGTCTACCCCACCATTTTCCACGATTCCTTTTAAAATAGTACTCAGACTCGTCACTACCAATGTGATTAAACCCGCCACGACCGCTATGCTCTCTGATGGAATGAATTTAATACTACCAATGAAGGCAAGTACCAAAATTAATAAGTATAATCCAGCAAACTTAGCGAGATGCTTAGAAGCAGTTTCTTTTGCACTCTCACGAATCAAAAGTTCTCTGAATTTAGCGTCAGATTCCGCATTCATCTTATCTACTTCNACCCTACCTTCAGCCTCTTTCAGCCTTAAAGCAGAATTTACATCAATGTAACCTTTTCCATCTACCATCGGTGATTGTCCCATAATTTATTCCTATCCTCTCCTATATGTAGGATATCTTGAAAGTTTTTGCAACGAATTTTTTTTAAGAGGGGTTTCTAGTCTAAGAGGCTTGTAGTAGTTACTTTTTCTTTTTACACTTCTTTTGAAGAGCAGTTATTCCTTTTTTCGTTGCTGCATCAATTTTATGTTGTGGAGGCGGGAAAGCTGTACCAAGTCCCAAGCCGATACTTATGGCAGTCGAATCAGGAATAGTGGTATCTACATCAGGATTCTCTTTCCAACAATCTAAAAGGTTA